ATTAAAGCTATATACTCTAAAGGCTGTACTGCCCCTGCCGATAAAACACCTGTTGAACTTGCTACAACTTGACGCGTGCCTGTACCCGCTAATCCAGCAACGCTTAGATTTGTATTCCCAGCATCCGTAGCAGCACTCCCAATGCCAATCCCTCCGCTATTAAATATTCTAAAGGCGTTGCTTCTATACCCGCCTGCGCCTCTTATATCAAAATGTAAATCAGCAAAAGAACTACTTCCTCCCTCTCTTGTCGCATACATTCCAGCATTAAATACCGTAGGAGATGCATTGTTACCAAAGTATATTCCGCCTGTTCTAGTGCCGTTAATAATGCTATTACCCACCAATTCCAAAACGCTAATTCCATCAGTGGTAGGCGTGCTAACAGTCAATGTTTTCCCTATAGCTGTTATATTTGGGGTAATAGCTCCAACACCTACAAAATCAGTCCCATTGTCATAAATAGTGCTATTTGATAAACTAGCATCGCCCGTCTTTTTTTGTACGTAATTAGTAGTCCCGCTCATTGCTGGGACTACTGCGTTTGGCGTATAGTTCCAAAACTTATAATTAGCAACTGTTGAGCTTGTAGATGAATATGACATCCCTAATATCTTCTTTCCGCCCCTTTGAACTATAACAGATGGGTAGCCAGAATCTGCATTTGGAGAGGTGTTTAATAAAGTTCTTGTTTCAGCCAGCCAAGCAGATACGCCAGAAGATATTAAAGCTGATTTTCTAGCCACTACACCGTTAACACCTGCGCCAACGCCTCGAAGAGAAGAAAATAAAGCTACATATTTTTCGCCGTTTTCCTCATTATATGATGTTAGCCATGCAGCAACGTTTTGAGTGTTAGAACTTGCTATATCCCCCTGATTAGTCCAAGTTTGACCATTGTCAGTAGATAAAAACTGTCTTAGTAAGATTTGATCTGTTCTTCTAGCAACTGCTAAAATAACACCTCCATCAAGGTACGCAAAAGATGTTTCATTGTAGCCGTTCGTAGGATCTGTTCCTACTATAACATCCCCGCCCCAGGTCACCCCGTTATCATCTGAAAATTTAATCATACTCGCAATTCCTCCGCTTGGGGAAATAGCATAATAAGGCAATAGCAATCTGCCGTTAGCTATAGTCAGCATATTACCATAAGGAGAATAGAATGTAGACCCAACAGGGTATGTCTGAGGCGTATAAGCTGACCACGTCACACCATCGTCATCACTATACATTGTGCCTTGACTATAAAAAGTAGGCACTACATTATTTGCTTTTAAGAAAAATATAATAATTCTGCCCGTTGGAGTAACACCACCACCTACATTTCTGCAATCAATTCCAGCTACTTCACTATGAATAATTGTAGTTCCTGAAAATGTTTTTCCGCCGTCCGTAGATGTCCGCATCACGATTTTACCGTCATTACTAACGTGACCCGTTGCCTCCCTATAAAACATAAAAATTTTATTCGTTAACGACTGGCATAAAAAGCCAAAAGAATCAAACGTAGATGTTGTTATATTGCTATTGTTATCCGCCAAGTCTGAATTAGAAACGTAGGTTTTATTAAGCTTTGTGTCTAATCCTGTTTTTAAAGTATTTAAAGCGTTTGTTGTGGTAGCTCCAACTACTGTACTTCTATTTAAAATAGCGTCAGTATCAAAGCTAACAGGTGAATCGTAAAATGATTTATAGTCAGTTCCGTAAAAAACTTCCATTGTCACATTACCTCCCGCTGTACCTACTTTTTCAGCGGCTACATGATAGCGTAATCTTTCGCCTGTATTTACGCTAAAATCAGTTAATAAATCTCCATCTAAATTAATATTTACGATATCATTTGCGGGTAAATCTAATATTGATGACGTTAAAATAGCTACTACCGTAACTCCCAAACTTCCAACTGGTGCGCCTGTAACCCCTGAGTTAATTGGCGTACCTCCGTTATTGGTTCTATAAACTTCAATAGAATATCTTTGCTGTCCATTTATCGGGTTTGCCCTAACCGTTAATTGACCTCCGTAAGTTCCCGCAGGAGCTGTTGTAAACTCCGTAAATGGCACGCTTATTAAATCCTGTGTAAAATATGTTTTTTGGTTATCGCCATTTACTACCGATTGAATTGCGCTTGCTACGGTACCCTCTGTTATTGCATTTGACAAATAAAAAGTACCTGCTGAAATAGTAGTTTGATCAGCTGTAAAATGTACACGATTAAATATACCTGCTGTTGTAGTGACTATATCGCCAAGAGCATTATCGACCCCTTGAAAATATCCTTTAATATTAGAAGTTATAGGCGTAAAATGCGTTACAGGCGGAATAACCGATAGCGATATATTTTCGCCTAGAATTTTTCCTTGTGTTCCGTCTGCTCCTGTAGTAGTTATAAAGTCGGATGTAGTGACTGTCTGGTTGTTTGTGGCTCTAAAAGACTCTTCTGTATATTCAGTACCGTTGCTTACTTGTCCAATTGCAAAAAATGGAAGTAAAAATAAAATGTAAATTAGTTTTTTCATTGCTATTGAAATTCGATTACTACGTAGTTATTAATTGGTAATGCTGTTTTAGTCGTTATTATATTGTCGGTTTGTGTAAATGTATTTGGTTTTGATGTGTTGTTTCCAGATAACAAGAACCAAGTTGCATTATTTACAAACACTCTTTTTGCTGTTTTTCCTATTGGTATTGCGAAATTCTGTGTTGGTGCTGATAATAAAGGATAATCAATACTATCAATCGGTTGGTTTATTGCGTCAGTAAAAATATATGCAGTCCCATCAGTATTAACAATTAACATCATGTTAGGCTGTAAAGGTGTTGGAAAAGCGTCTAATTTATCAACATCTGGAAAATCAACAGCTACTAATTTTGACTGAGATTCATCAACTACTGGTATTTTGCCATCATTTCCAAAATACTCAAATGTATCTGCTAACTCATCAAATCTATTAACTCCACCGCCTCCAGTTCCAGTAATCCAATCGAAAAACTCTACCGAATCCAATTTAATAAATAAATCGTCAACACTTGACGGAACTAATGTAGTTACTCCATCAATAATAGTTACATTGTAATAAATTACATCTTGTTCTTTTATTAAATTAGCACCGTTTGAAGTCTTAAAATGACAAATATCGCCTATTGTAGTTAAGTCGTTACGAGTGTTTTTGATTTCTGTCAAAGGGTCTCCGTTCAGTACAAAACTAAAATATCCTAGTGTTTCTTTCGTTATAGTTAAAAGATTTGCCATATTATAGTTTCATTATCATAAGTGTAACCATATAAGGCTGTAGATTCTTATCAGTTCCAGATACTCCCGCCGATTCGGTAACTATCCCGTAAGGAGCTTCGCCAACTGACCTATCGTAAAAACCGTCTTGCCCTTGTGTTGGTCCATATCCCAAAATTTGATTAACAGTATGTGAGTGGGCAACAACAACAGCGTCTTTGCTTCCTCCTGTCGCTCCTAGTGTTGGATAATTTGCAACATCATAAGCCATTGCAATACGTCCACTTCTGTTTCGAGTTCCGTTCTGACCGTTGCATATCGCCCATCCTAAACGCTCGTTTATTCCAAGCCCTGTAATATCAAAGTTTGCATTTAAATAAGCGTTTGAAACGTCAATCTCTTTAACGTCTCCTGTTTGGGCTGTACCATTTGCGAGCGTATTTAATATTGTACGTACTTTTAAGGCTGTATTTGGCACGCCTGTAGCAATAGCATCTATTTGTACTTGCATTGCGGAACGAGACTGACCGCTTAATAATGATACTGAAAGTAGTAATAATAAAAATATCTTTTTCATGTTATTTGTTTTAATTGTAAATTAAAAAATCATTTGAATCAAAATCGCTCTCTAAGAAATCGCCTCCGCTTGTAGATTCTGTTTCATCCACATAAATATCACTATAATTAAATGATAAATTTAAGTTTAACGACGCAAAGTTTTCTTGTGATGTGCTAGGTGGTATCTCTGGAGCATCAAACAAACTAGCTCGAATATTATTTACATAAACGTAAGGTAACTTTATTTTATGAATCAATTCAATCAATAACGAACGTGGCATTAATTCAGTTCTCCAAAGCTCTATTTTATTAGTTTGTATTACTGAATTTACGCTTGATTCTGTTGAAACTTCGTAATACTTAGTCAAATCTAACTTAATATCATCTTCACGAAACCACATTGCAAAACCTATTGATTGATAAGCTTCTGTTCTTTTGTATTTATAAGTGATTTGAGCCGTTTTTTCTTCATCAATTGCCGTTATTTTAAACGGTGTAGAGTAGAATGTTTCACCTAATGCCTGAGTAATTTTCATGTAAACTAAGCCCCATCCAAAATCAGTTTGAATATCGGTTAAACTCCAAATAAATTGTGGGTTACCGTTTAATGAATTGGTTAACGATTCTACCATAAAAGAGTCGGTAATATCTCCTAATTCTTTATTAGTACAAACGCTGTGAACTTTAACCGTCCAATCTTCAAGATTTATTCCATTTGGTGTATTGGTTACTTGAACGTATTTATTTGTATTTAATGGAATGAGTTGAGCTCCCGAAAAGATAAACTGAGTGTTTAGCTGGGAGTTCCTAAAAGTTAACGCTTCGGTTAGCGTCCTGTACATGTTTATTATTGGTGTAGTCATAAAGTTCGCTGTCATCCCGACGTTAAACAAAAAATAGGGACTACGTTTATATTCGCCTTTATGCAACGCCATTGGATAAACCTACGGGATGACGTTACGCCCTATTCAATCACAAATATAAACAAAAAAATCCGATACTATTAATATCGGATTGTAAAATAAATTATAGTTGTTTTAAAATAGCTTTAATGTTTCTATTAATGATATTTTAGCTTTCATTACTAATTCAGGGTTAGAAATTATTTCTTTATGGGTATAATTACCAAAAACATTCCTCAATTGAAATATGCTATAAGGCTCTTTTGATTCTTTGTCTTTGATATTTTTAAGCCAATAATCATAATTTTCATTCCAGTCTATTACAGGTTTTTCGCTCTCCGTTATCGGCCAGAAGTGGCTTATTTTATTTTTACAATAATCACACTCTTCAATCAATGCTGATTTACATTGTTCTAAATTTACAAGCCTCTTGCAACTACATTTTTCAGTTATCGTTTTATTAATTTCTTCATAGGCATTTTTTAATACAGGATCTTCTTTTTTAACTTTATCCCACATTTCAGAAAACGTGCTAGATTTTTTATACTCAGGAACAGGAACAGATACTTTCTTCAACTCAATCAATTTATCGATTAAAATTGAAAATTCTTTGATTGCTTTAATTGTGTTTTTGTTTGGTTTCATGGTTAGTATTTATTTGACTTATATAAACAATAAAGAGAATGTGCTAAAACTCCAATACTTAAAAGCATAGCATTGCAAAAAATGTTTCCTAAATCATTGACCCATATCAAAGATATTAAATATCCTAATCCTAATTCAGCCAAATAAATAACCGAAACCCATAAAGTAATGTGTAAAAAGTTTTTCATAATATAATAAATTAAAAAAGACCCAATAAAACTGGTTCGGCAGTTCTAAAGGATCTATTTTGTTTGTGTTTATTTCAATAAGTTTCCGAACTCTTACTAAAATATAAATCGATTTTGGATAACGACTAGCTGTTCGCTTGTTATCTCGCTAAGGTACAAATATAACACTTTTTTCTATACACTAAGCAAATCCAACCAGCTTTTTAATACTTCAATTGTTGGCGCATTAGCTCCGTTAACCGTTATCTTATCCCAGAAAATTCCATTGTAGAGTTTCTGACGCTCCAAATCAAACAAAACTATTTTATTGCCTTCCTCAACTTCATAGCGTAATTTACGTAAGCGGGTCTCATTATTCACCAATATTGTTCCAAATTCATTACTAATAGTCAAATAAGCTTTTTCGAACTTCTCTTGTCCTGATAAAGTAAGTTGTCTCGATGCGTTTTCATAACTCATTTTGATAGGGTATAATTTCAATACTCTACGATTATTGTCTATAGTTCTTATAAATCCACGTTTAGTGCGTATTTCTGTTTGTAAATCAATAAAATCACTAAAGTCTACGTTAGCAAAGATTACTTCCTCATACATGAAAGGCGTAACTATTGGATCGGTTGGGATAAAGTTCTCTTTTTCAATAATAGCCAAACCATCATAACTACTTGAACACGTACCGTTATTTTTATAGTAAGTATTTCGAATTTCTTTATCTTTCCAATATAGATTTACCGTTGCTAAAAAAGAATTCCAATAATTACGAATATTTCTCTCAACTGAATATCTTAAATTAGAATAACGCTCTGGACTAATTAAATTCAATACATACGAAAACCCCTCATTTGTTCTATTGGTCAAAGGAATCGTTTCTTGTTCGATTGTATAAGTGTATTTTGTCAATCTTAAACCGTCGTTTGCACTTGAAATAACGCCTCCGCTAGTTCGGGTTAATTGCAATTCAGTATTTGATACGTTCAAAACAGTATAGTTTCCGTTGTTCGAATCGGGTGACGCAATATTAAAAAACGTGCCTACTTTTATACCTAGCACTACAAAATTAACCTCTCCATTCGAGCGTAATGACAAATAAGTAGTTGAAAAAGTATGTTGCAAGGTCGTGCTTTCTGTAAATTGTTGGTCGTTTTCTGTTGCAATCGTATCAATAGCAAAAATAACATCATCATCCTGAGTGGCTGTATCTTCACTTACTTTCGTGCTAAGTCTTTGCTGTACATCTAATAAAATCGCATCCCTCACCCATTGAACAGACGCTTCTTTACTGTTTTCTACTTTCTTATTGAACGGCGTCAATATCGACTCTCCATGAATCGTGCTTTCTGAGTTAGGCTCTGTTTGCTCTTTTAACGATTGATATTTTGAGTACTTAAACTTAAATTCATTCAAAGCATACATAGGATTAATTTTTTTTGACATTCCAGAAAACTGGGTATTATCAAAAAATCCGCATTCCTCAGTAGTATAAAAATCTGGTTCAATTCCAACAAATACACGGCCATCTAACATTATTTCGTTGTCTGCGTGGTGTTCTCCGTTAATTGACTTTTCTATATCATCCCAACTCACGTAAAACGGCTTATCTGTAACGCCTCCTAATAACTTACCGTTAGTCAATACAGTATCGTAAAACTGACCGTTTACATCATATCTAGGGGCATAAACATTTAAATTTGATGTAGATTTTGCAACTTGACGCATTACATCAATTAAACGGAATGTAGGCGTAATTGAATTGTAAGCTGTTGAATTAGCCGAAACAACTACATTCATGTTATTTATTTTTAATAAACCAACTGGAGCTGTCGGCGGTATTGTTGATGCCAATTCAAAAAACAACCACACACTTTCATCTCTATTTAATTCTGGAATAGTATAATTAAAAAACCTAGATGCGTAAATATCATGCAAACCGTTACCGAAATAAAGAGTTGATGATGTTGCAGTATCAACGTCTTTTCCGTATAAAATCTTTATATACAAGTCTGAAAAGGTATTTGAGCCTTGCAATGAGAAGGTAAATGTTTTTAAGTTTATTAAAACCGATTTCAAACTACTTTGAGCTGTTAATATTTTAAATAAATTTTTATCAGCATCAACTTTACTAAAAAAAGAATAAGAATCTTTTATTCCTGATGTTTTCAACCCTGTTGGATTTATATAAAATGAAGTTGTAAATCCTCCAGCAGTATTTAATATAAATTCCTCAGATTGCAGCCACTCGCTTATTTGTTGTGACGGCTTAGCCTGTAACAACATATTTATAGGAACTAAAGGCTCTATAACCTCACCGTCAATAGTTGTGTTTGCAAATAAATCAACTTTCGTTTCCGAACGTCTTTTAAATATTTGCATTGCGCTTTCTAAAATAACAGAACATTCGAAATAATCAAAATCGTTCGTTTCGGCGGTTGCAAAGTCTAATTCTCCTGTAAACTCTTGACCGTTTTCTAATACTATAATTATTTTCACATCACTTTCAAATCCGTAATAGTGATTTGAGTACAATAAATCTTCTAATCGATGATTACGTTCAATTGAAAAACGAAATTTAACAGAACCGCCAGACAACGTAACATCACGTCCTATTCCGTTTTCTTTCTGGTCAAAATTAAAATCTACCTCGCTAAAATTAATCGGTTCGTCGATTTTAATTCTTGTAGTTGGCGAATCTTGAAATATAAGATAAAACTTTTCGTAGCTCATAATTAAAATTTAATTCCTTTTCCATGCCCTCTCATAGAACTGGTTCTTGTGATATTACCACGTTTATTAATCCATTTACCTACTCCATTTTCATCAAAATTAGTATGGTGTGTTGGTTGATTTCCTATTGTTTCTAACATTACATCACGCAAATCAGCTTTAGAAATTCCGTTTGTTTGTTGGTGATTATGCCAATTAATATTATTTCCTTGTAGCATATCATTTAATTGCTGGTCCCATTGTGAATGTGTGTAAATTTCAGTCCCTGCAGGAGCATTCATTAATACGTTTCTTCCTGTTGGTTGCATTATCTTTCCGTCTGGAGTTACAATTGTTTCACGGTAATTACTACCTGAACCATCATTAACCATCATTAAACCTCCTTCATGCGTACCTCCCATGAAATATTGTGGTACTTTTTGACCTGCAACAACTGCAATTTGAGCAGCTCCCAAAGCTCCTACTGCTATAGTCAACGGAATAGCAGCAGGAAACCCAGGATTTCCCCACAAACCTATAATTGCCTGTGCTGTGTCAATTGCAATATTAAAGATAGCTTGTTGTTGCTTTGCTTTATTCTCTCTGTTAGCAATTTCTTTTTTCTTAACCTCTAAATCCTCTGCAAGTTTAGCCTGAGCTTCTTTATTATCGCCAGCATATTTTAAAGAAACATCATATTGACTTTGCAAACGTTCTTTTTCAGCATCAAAATTCTTTTGACTAGCATTAGATATGAAATTAAATACTTCTTGTGCCGTTTCGGCAATAGCGTTGAATGTTACAGCGAAATTATCTCCAAATCCGTCAATCTCATTATTTAATAAAGAAAATGTTTCAGAAAATCCACTATTAGACATAAACTCAGAACTAAAACTATTAAGATAGTTTTTCATTTCCTTAGATAGTTCTTTTACTGCCTCTGTTGTTTTTTTTACTTTTACAGGATTTAAAATAGTTTCGTCAGTAGTCGGAACGTTATTTAATTGTTCTTTTAGTTTTGTTAGTTGTTCAATTTGAAAATTGACCACTCCTAATTTATCCGAATCGGTTGTTAGTATTTTTTCTGTAAATAAACGGCTTAATTCTTCGTTTACTTGAGTAATTACCGTTCCAATGCTTTTTAAACTAGATTCTAAAGCTTTTACTTTTGGAGTCATGTCTTCTGATTTTGCTTTTTTATCTTTTTCAGGAGGAGTTATAAAAGGCTTTAATTTAGCTTGTGTTTTTAGATAATCTTCCTGTGACTTAACTAATGATTTTTGTCTATTATTAATAATTTCTTGTTGTGCGTCTTGTTCTGCTTTTATTTGAGCTTTTAAAGATTTTTCTATATTCTTTTTTTGTCTTTCTGGCTGTAATGATTGTAAAAAAGATTCTACTTTTCCAATATGCTCAGTATAAGATTTTGCAACTTCTTTATTTAATTTTGTTTGTTCTTCTGCTATTGATTTCGCCTCAGCTTCTACAATGTTTTTTTGCACCAATGATAAAATATATAAGTCTGTCGCTCTTGTTAGCTCCCCAGTCGCAACTGCTTCCTCATAAGTTGCAGAAGTAAGTCCTGGCAAAGTCTTTTTAATTTCTTCATACGCTAAACGCCTGTTTTCTGAACTTTCGTTATGGTCGTTTACAATTGAAGTTAACGATTGCAATTGTGTAGATTCAGAAGTAACCGCATTTCTAGCATTAGACATTTCCTCATTTAATGCCTGTTGTGCTTTTTCTGCTTCTGATAATCCAAAAGCCATATCAATCAATTTACCCCCATATAATGTCAATAAAGTAACCCCAACACTTAATAATGTTTGCCAAGAAAACACACCGGCTACAAGTTGTTTAAATAAAGACGTTGTTGGTTTACCCTCGGCAACTAATAAGGCATTTTTTTCACGAATTCCGTTAATCGCATCAAATAAAGCGGGGAAATTGTTTGAAAGCGCTAAAAATCCAGTATTAATAGATACTGCAAACGCAGGAGCTTCTCTGCTTAATTGATTAATAGAGTTACCTAATGCATTATAACCGCTTGCGTAGTTGCCTACATTACGAGTGTTTTTACCTATTATAGCATCAGTTCCTTTTAGTAAACCGTTATATTTTTCGTTTACTTTTGCAAGGGTAATTAATCTATTTTCTTCATGTTCAGAAAGATCGTTATATCTCGCTTTCCTAACTGCTAAATCATTGTATGCTTTAGTTAAATTGGTTATTTGTGTTTGAGTTTTATTGTATGCGTTTGAGTTTTTATTTAATAAATCCTGCTCCTTCTTAGCATTCTTTTCAAACGAATCAAAAGCTTTTTCACGTTGTTGTTGTAAACGAATTTCGGCTAAACGGCTTTGCTCTGCTTTCTTTACTATAGTTTCATTTAATGCGATATACTTAGCTTTCAAAGCGTCAATTTCTGCGCCTGTTTTGGCGTTATCAGCGCCATTTTTATTCAAACCGCTAGGCGTGGAAATACTAGACAAGTTTTTACCCGCTTTTAGTGCGTCTTCAGATAATTTTACAAGTTCAGCTCTTAAGTCTTGAACCTCTTTAATCGCCTGTTTTCCTATTGAAATTTCATCAGCCATAATCTAGTTTAGTTTAGATTTTTCGTTTAATAATTTGCACTCTGCAATCCATTCAGAAACAGTTATTTTTTTTGGATTTAATCTATATCCATAACCCAGTCCTATTTCAACTATTCGCAATTGCTTTAATAGAGAATGACTTTCTTTTTTACCGTCGTCAACTAATTCATTTGAAATAATCGCTATTTGCGTTTTAATTCCTTCTAAAGCAGTTCTAAAATTCACAATCAAATCACGGTCAGCAATAACACTGTTTAATTCTGGAAATTTAAAACCCCAAGAGCGCAATTGCTTTATAATCAAATATCGTTGCTCTTGCTCTTTTTCATCATTACCAAAACCCATCCACATACAATTTAACAAACTATCAACAGCATTGTACTTCAATTTTAAATAATCGATTTGCGCCCATTTTTGTATTTTTGATTGAAATGATTTGTCGTCAATAGCTTTAAAATATTGGTCTTGCAAATCTTCTTCAATCGCTTTTAACTCTGGTGTATCGATTTTTTTTTGTCTGCCGTCATAATCTACCAAAAACCAGTTGTTATCCTTTGTAGACGTGTATCTGTCCCAACGATACAATGTTAAATCATCTATTGAATTAAAATAGCTATCGTGTAGTCGTGTATGTTTGTGAGGAACTCCCATGTTATTTATTTTTTATAGATTTATCCCATAATTCGGCAATTTCATCTTTGGTATAATTAGTTTCATAAATTACTCCAGAAGCACACTTAATCCTACTGCATATAGTCATTTCTAAATATACTGTTTTGTTTACTATAATTCCATTTTCGTAAACTTTTGCGGTTATTGGTATCATAAATATTTTTTTATCCAAGTTAGTAATTCTGGTAATATAATTTGATAATTTAATATTCTCATGCTTTCGGTATCTAATCCAAATAAATTAGTATATCCAGCAAAGAAATCGTATTTATCGGCTGTTGTATTAATTCCTGTTGAAAATATATCTAACTTATCCTGTTGAAATAGTCTTACCTGCATACCGTTTATAAAGCGTCCTGTATCAAAGAAGTCGTAACGTTTACCGATTAATTCACCGCTTCGATAAAAGCCTGTAAATATTGGGTTACGGTTAAATAATTCCTTATCATCGCTTCCAAAACCGTCAATAAACTGCATTTTATTAAGCGTGGTTATTTTAGCTTCATTCTTATAAACAATGCGTTCCTGTTCGCTCAATATCCCATTGATTACGAAATCACACGCATTTATTTTATCTTGAATCGATGCCATACATCAAAAGTACAAAAAAACCCGTTACAATACGCAACGGGTTTAATTCTCCTTTCTTTTAAATTAATTAAGCAGTGACTACAACAGTGACGGTATTGGACTTGTACAATACATCCAAAGGTGTTAATATCGTTCCGTCTAAAGAAACTGTTACAATATCAGCGGTTGTATTAGCTGTTACGGTAAGTGTATATTTCTTTGTTGTTGAGCTGTAAGCAACCGCAGAAGGAACTAAAGGCGTTCCGTTTCTTGTAACTGCAAAATCCCCAACTAAAAGCCCCTCTACAGGATGCGTTTTGTCTAGTAAGAATGCAGAAAGTACAATAGTTGTAGAAGCTGTAACAATCGGATCAACTGTTACTAAAACCTCATTGATTCCTGTTAATTCAGTATAAACAAAATCTAAGAAATCATTTGTAATCCATCCAGCGTATAAATCCCATTCGATACGTTGTGTCAATTGAAAAGCAACTGTTTGACTTGCTGCATCTGTTCCATTTGAACCAGTGTATTTACCGTTTTCAAACATTCCTAGGGTCAATCCTTTCAATCCTCCTGTTTTTGGAGTAGTTCCAAACAATGTATTATCTACATCGAAAAGAATTAAATCATAAGCGTTATGACTTGATAAAGAAGTCAACGCTTTATGAAAATTAATTCCGTTATCGAAAGTTGCTGAATACTCATAAGGATTTTTCCCAGCTACAACTTTTTCGCCAGAACCTTCTCTTGTTACTATGTTGTCATCCGCTGTATTATCCGCAAAAGAAACAACTCCCTGCAACATTATAAGCGTACCGTCTTGCTGTAGTTCACGTAAATAAGCTTTCGTGATTTCCTCAGCAAAAACAAAACCTTTCTTTAACAACCCTAAAGCCGTTACTCTTTTTCTGTCGATTCGACAACCTGCCAAACCTGTTCCGATAACTCCAGCACCCGAACAATCGACTTTGTTAATTTGTTCTTCTAATGTCATTATATGATGTTATTAGAGATTAATGAATCTTTTATTTTTCCGTTCGGCAAGTGTATAATATTGCCTACTTTGTAAAGCTTGTCAAGAGTAAACTCTTTTCTTACTTTATACGCCTGTGTTTTTACGGGCTTTATTTCTTTTTCTTCTGCCATTTTATGTAAATTTAATGGTGTTAATGCATTGTGGCGTACCGTCTGATTTTTCAGTGAATTTCAACGTAATATCTAAAATAATAACATTCCAAAAATCAGTTGCTTTTAATAAATCCTCTTCGGTATAATTGGCTTCCCTGCGTTCGTTTTCTGTGCTTACAATCATTGTTACTCCGCTTCTTTCTAATGCTTTATAAACATTTTCTAATAATGGATTTAAACAATTGCTGAACTCAGTGTCCCAAACTGTAGGATTTCTATTTGTCACGTGCTTACTATCTTTCGCTAAAATTAATCGGCATTTTCTAGTAAGTGTGTGAGCGTATCTATCGGGTGATTGGTCGCCATTAACTAACCAAACTAAAGGATATTTGTTACCTGCAATTTGCTTAAGAAACAATATCAAATCGGCTTGATCTCCCCATTCGTATTTTATTGGAAATGATTTATTGTTACCATCAATATAAGGCGGTAATTGGCTAAATATTTCTCTTAATATAGTTTCGGTTACAATCATAATCCTAGTTGGTTTTTAACTTCAAAGAACTGTCTGTTTTGGTTTGGATAAACTTCATTGTGGTCTTGTAAGAACTGAATTAATGAAACTTCCGTGTTTTGCTTGTAACACTCAGGATATAAATTGTAATTAAACCAATTATAACCATTTGAATATGACCAAACAGTTTGATAAGCCTTAACAAAATCATTCCAAGTATTTACAACTCTTTGCGTTGGATTAACCAAATTAGCTCCTTTCGGATTTCCTTTAGAATCGCCTACACCCGTCATATAACTAACGTTTTCGGTTAACCAGTAATAGTAGGCATAATCAGCTAATAACGACCCTTTGTAAGTTCCTTTTTCGTAGATTAAACCAGTCCAAATTAAATCAACTCCGTTCTTTTCGTAAGTTTTGCCGTTAACTAAATCAACCCATTTTTGAGGAACAATTACAGGGTCAAGCGGGTCAATAGGAAATATCCCGTCTACCAAATAGCCGTCCAATTCCTGAGCTTGCTCAACAGATAAAAAACTAAGTAACAACAGACGACACTTTTCGTCAATAAGTAATTCCAACTGAGCAAATGCTTTTGAATCTGCCTCGTCTAAATTCGCTATTTCTCTTTTAGGAGCTTGAAAATATGTGTCGTCTATTATATACATTTCTTAGTTTATTTTACTAATTCAGCAATTCCTTGATCTATCAACGCCAAAGCTTTCACTTTGTGAGGAGAATACACTTTACCAGCTTTTTGATAAACAGTGTCTTTTACTAACTTAACTGTTAAACGGTCAGCGTATCTGATTACTGTTTTAGCTTCGGTATTGTCTTTAATCATTTTCTTTGCGTCGAAGTTTGTACCGTCTGGGTTTTGATCTTCTGCGTTAGCAGTTTTTATCTCTTTTGCCATCTTTATAAAATTAAGGAGTTACTATTACTAAATCATCTTGAATGTCTGAAATGTCCCCAAAAAGGATAGAACCAGCGTCAGAAGCTTTGATGTAAGTTCCTAAAAACGCCTCAAGTTTGCGAGAAACTAAGTTTTTAGTAAAATCATCATTTTCATAACCTTCATCGTACATAATGTTCTCTGCAAAAATAACATTGAATTTTTTTAAATCCCCTGTTAAAACATTATCGTCCCCAATCTTATTAGAGAATTTAACATTTACAGAACCTACTTTTGTGCCATCAGGAGAAACGAAAGGAGCTACAATATATCTACCCTCTGAATCTTTAATACCAGCCATTTTAGCCATCCAAACAGTATTTAATACTGTAGTTATTTGTCCTTTGAAGTTACTTAAACGAACACGTGTCGCCATTGCCATAATAACATCATAAATGTTAGGCATTAAGTAATATCCAGCCAATCCAGCAGGAACAATAAAAGCAGAAGCTAATGTTTCCAATCCAGAAAGATTATTTGTCAATCCGTCACCGTCCAATAATTGGTCGTCAATTTTTTGATCAACTAATTCTCTTGCATGCTCTTGAAAATCTTGAACGATTGCAGGTGCGTGCATCATTAAACGTTTTGTGAATTTCCAACGTACAGCAACCTCTTTAATAGGGTGTTTTGTGCTTGTCCATTCAGCATCAGCCAACGGCTTTAACGCTCCTTCTGCGATAAATTCAGCGTCTCCATCTTCGTTTATACGGTCAGATGTCCAAATATTCTCTGTGCCAGGCTGTGTTTTAACAGTAACCAATGGCAAAATAATATTCTCAGGTTTTGGAACGTGTCCAATCTCTGTATCAATATAATTCCCGAACAATGGAGAAAAACCGCCAGCAACGTTAGGAGTAACGTTTGCGGTTGTCATTAAAGCAGCTACTTTGATAACAGTAGCAGAACCATAATGTTTGTTCTCAGGGTTTTTCAAGTACTCTTCGATGTTTTTCTCAACGAAAGTAACAAAAGTACCTTTTTGAACAGCTTCTTTACCATCAGCAGTTTCTTTCATCATATTGATGATTTCTTGCATGTCGGCAATAGCTTTGTTCGCTTTGTCTAAATCGCCTTTAAATTCCTTTTGCATTTTTTCAGCTAATTCGTCAAGACGTTTTTGTGTAGCTTCATTTTCAGAAACTTCTTTTTGAGCAAAATAAGCATCAGCTTCCGCTGATGTCAACTTGTCAATTTCTTCTTGTGTTTTTTTAATAAACATAATTGTTTGTGTTTAATTAATTTCTTCTTCTTTTGGTCGTCGTTTGAGTGTCAGTTGACGGCTCTTGTTGTTTAGGAGTGAATTGTTCGGCTCCGTTATATTGTTTTGATGTTTGAAATCTTGACATCAATTCTTTTACACTAATCATTTCAGTATAAACTTTTAAATCGCCCGAAATGGAATCGGTTATTACTTTATTAAAATCCATTTCATGCTCCTGCAAAAGTAAATCATATTTGTTTTCATTTAAAGACTTTTTCCAAAGATTCGGAATATGAACATCTTTGTGAGAATCTAAAACATTACTTGGAGAAATAGCACATTTAACTTTTATTGTATTTTCATCGATAACCTCCATTGACAAAACAGGAGTTAAGAAATTAGATCCTTTTACTACTGCGGAACCCTCAATATTTTTAGCTTCTAAAATAACCCAAAAATACTCTTGAATATCTTCTTTGTTTACAATTGCATCGTAATATTTATCAAAATTCTCTTTATTTTGAACATATTCAAGTTCTTTGCTATCGTAACAAAAAAGTAATTTCAAATAACGCATCCCGACTGAATGATTTAAAACCCATCCGTTAAGGTAGTTTTTAAACATTTCCTCGTTTCTATCTTTCTTTATTACAGCCTCATAAACTAACACTTCAAGTTTTTGAATACCTGAGTTAAAAGCTTTTTGAGCAGAATCAAATAATACTCCAGAATAATCAGATTTTTGTATTTCTGATTTCTTTTTATGCATAGCCAATTCTTTATCGGCAAGAATTTCCTTTAATGTCATTTTTGTACTTCTTTGTCGATTTCTTTTAAGCGTTTTTCTAAAACTCTTTTTATAATCGGGTTATTAGTCTCTTGTATTTGCTTCTGTAAATCTGATTTTAATTGCTCTGTTTTCATGAATTTATCAAATTAGCCATTAATTTTTTAGCTTCTGATTCAGTAATTCCTCCAGAGTCTTTAGCTTTTATAATATTATCAAGTTGCAATCCTATTTTTTCAGCACGTTCTTTTTCGAACACTTGATTAAACATTAAATGTGCCCAGCTCATTTTTAAATCTTCATAATTATACTGAGATTCTAGCCAATCGGTCAACATTTGACTTTTTGGAGCTTCGCAATACTCAATCAATCTAGCCATAGACTTTTCTTGATTTTCGTATGTAGAGCCTCTTAAATTAGCTTCTAAAATATCACGTGGAATATTAAACATTGTTCCAAACATAAAATAGTCATTATAGAAACTATCGTCAATCTTAAGCTTTCCAATATCTTCAACAAAACGTTTAATATCAATCATCGACTTAACCGCATGTATTTTTTTGCTAGAACGTATTTTTTCTTCAATGCTTAATTTCTCATCTTCACCCATTGGAAGCTGAGAAACGTTATCTGGGTCTGCCTGTCCTGCTACTAAGAACTTTTGAGCAAATTCAAGGTTTATTCCTTTTGCATCTAAAGCTAATTCGCTGTTTTTAATAACCTTGTAAAGAGCGTCGATACGTGAAATTCCTTTCATTGGGTTTTCACTCCCTGCATTTGTAAGATCATAAAACGGTACAATTTCCTTTAATTGAATTAGCTTACTTTCTCCGTTTTCGAATCGGTAAGTAATTGAACTATTCATTATATCTTTCCAAGTACCTTTAGATAAGATTATTGCTTTTAGTTTATTCACTAAAGTAGCGTCCCATTGAATCATGCAAGGATTTAACCATTGAATAGAACTATTATCCGAAAGAACGTGTGAATCATTTGGATTATATAAATAAGCTGTTCCGTAAATATCTAGCCAAAATTTATAATCCCAAAGAAACTGTGTCCAGCTTTGTCTAAAATTAGGTTTCTTTGATTCAGAATACAAAAAATCAATCTCTTTTAATTTTCCGTTGTCATACTTGTTAATCTTCCCCAAAGAAAATATGTCGCAATCCAACGAAATAACTTTTAATAAAGCAGGATTATTCGAAACTATTTTTAATTTATCCGAATCAGGAATAACTTTACCTAATGCAGTACTAGAACTAAACATAGTGTAAAATATATTCCCTGCCGTGTCTTGCTCTATATTTAAAGGCTCTCTTTGATTGCCTCCGAAGCCAATATTAAAAAAGAATCCCATTGATATTAAAGTAAAAAAGGATTGCCCAACGTTAATTGAGAAATCCTTTTGTTATTTGTTGAATCCTGTTTTGCCATATAAATCTTTGTTTCACAACAATAATTACACAAATATATTATTTTTTATTTAACTTTACGCAAATTAATATTAATTTAAACTTTTACACTATGAAAAAAATGTTTTTTATGTTAGCTTTTATGTTAACGATTGGATTAACAGCCCAGGTCACGGGACCTAAAATCACCTATTCAGCAGTAGGTAACCTGTTAAGTACTCCAACGCATCCTGCAACGGATACTATTACAAATGCGGTTTCTAAATCGCAATTTGCAATCGTTAACGGCTCGAACGTTCATTTTACAATTCAAACTCTTTTAACTAAGATTTCTGGAACTGTAGCTGGAACAGTCAAGCCTCAGGGGTCTGTTGATGGGGTTACGTATTATGACATTCCTAATCAGACGGCTTTAACACTTACAGATGTAGCAAGTCAAGGGGCTGTTTGGGTAATAAGTAATTCACCTTATCAATATTACAAAGTATTAGTTACTCCATCAGGAACGCAAAGCACGAAAATAGCAAGTCTCGGACTGGTCAGACGATATTAAAAAATAAAAGCCTCGTTAGTTCGGGGTTTTTTTATGCTTATACTTTTTTAATTACTCCTAATTTCTGCAACCAAAGCACAATATAACGTACAGGATCCATCAAGTGATTATTGCAATCCTCCGCTTCGTCTTGAACAACTCCAAATTTATCAACTACTCTAGAATAGTTTTCTTGTTCATACGCTATGTTTTCACTGCAATCGGTATAAAATACCTCTAAGTTATCCAATAAATCAATACCGTCTAAAATACTCCCTGCGGGTTTTAATGCTGCAACTGCTAATTCCCAACCCGCTTTTCTTAAAGCCGATATTTTTAGCGGACGGTTATTGTCGCAAAATATATGGTCTTTTGTAGAAATTCCTAGTTTAGTGAATAACCACGTAACGAAACCTTCATCTTTTCCTTTTATATTTTCTCGTTCTAAAGGAGTTAATTTATTTTCCCATTTGTTTTCGCTGTCATAATTAAGTTCGTGTAGAAATAGTTTTCCGTCGTAATATTTAGCCTCTACTATTCCGAATGCATCAACTTTACCCCAATCGACGCCAATATAAGTTTTTACATTTAATTTTCTATACTCCGACAACGGTATAGATTCCCAATGAAATATCCTGTTCGGTCGTTCCGCTTTCTTTCCAAGTCCGTAAATATCCCATTTAGTAATATTTGCACTCCTTTGATTTTCATTGAGTAAACATATATATAATTCTTTTAAAACTGCTTCTTCAAAATTTAATTCATTTTTATCAAAATTATAATCAATTACTTCATGTTCTTTAATAAGTTTGTTTTCAACCGCAAAACTTCTTTTTATCGGTTGATATGAAAGTATTTTTATTCGTTGCTCTGGAGGGCAAAAGGGATTGTCTTGAAAAGTTGAATGAATAACTATTGCGTTTTCTTGTTTTGCAATATCATCAATCCAGTGTGATTTTTTAGGATTCCAATCTATAAAGATTAAATCAGAACGTTGATCAATCTGGTCAAAAGTATCTTTTGATATTTTGTAAGGCTCATTTAACCAACTTACATTTTGAGTAAGTCCGTGAACTTTTTCCTCATCGTCTGCACCGTGAATCTCAAATGTAGTATTGTTTTCTGGGTATGCGTAAAAAGCTTCTGTTTTGTTCCTATTCTTATAAATTAAACGGCCAGAAATAGAAAGTACTTTCTGGAAGTCTTTCCAAATAGTGTCTCTAGCGTCTTTTTTTGTATCTCTCCATGCGGTAACACGAAAATCTTTATTCCCTTCACAAATACGATGTAATAGTTCAATTAAAGAGAAGGTTTTTGAGCTACGAGAACTACCTGTATTGATTATGTATTTATACTTTCTATTTCCGTTTTCATCCTTAGCTTTTAAAGCTTGATAGTTTTTATAGAAAACTGGTGTTATACCGTAATTCATTAGTCAATAGAAAAATCAGTAAGAGTTTTTCCGTCTGGGAGAGTAAGTATTAAGCTTGTAGTTCCTTGCAATTGTTCGCCTCCTGTGGTAATATCTTTTTGGTCTGTTAAATTATTTAAACGCTGAGTAATAGAAGGATTAAACACGTTTAACATACCTCCTAAAATTTGATTTTCACGAATTGAATTTTTTACACGTGAACAGATAGGAAGAAATTCTGTATATGCTTCATCTTGATTCTTAAAATATTGTTCTACGCATCCAATACCGACATCCCAACAATAACGTTTAAATCCCTCAATAGTAAGAGGCAATTTTAAAGGATCTTCTTTTTTATCACCTTCTTTTCCAACATACTGAATTTTTAACCATTCAGATTCTTTTGCTTTTAAATCAATGACATATTCTTGGAATAATTTCCAAAATATTTCTGGTGTTTCTATATTTCTAGGTCTTCCAACGTCTGCCATAATAATAAAATTAAGTAGTCGAGTATTATTTCAATACTTCTTTATAATGGTATTAGCCATAACTACTATAGTTTCCAAAGTTACTACATTCCATTATAAAAACCAAAAATAATAAAAAAAGCCATGCGAAACACGTGGTGCATGACTTTTTCAGATTTCCCAAATCTAAACGATAACCTACTATCGCTTTACTTTATAAAGTAGCTATATTTAAAACTGCTTTTATTCCGTTTTGCTTATCGCAATTACTGCATTTTTTAACAGATATAGAGCGACTCCATTTACTTTGCTTTGTAATTACAGATACAGAATCTTTAGCTCCGCAATAACTACAGTCTACGTTTTGTTTAAATTCACTCATTTCAAATCGTATTTTATAGGTTTCAAATCTTTATGCAATTTACTCAATTAAATCGCTTCATTACGCAATCTAGAAAAGTATTCTTTCATACTTTCTTGCTGACTTACTGGTTTTATTTTCGTGTGGCTCATATCTTATATTTAAATAAAAATAATCCTCCTGTAATTATAGAACACATACCTCCTAAAAACGATATGCAATACCTAGAAAATTCGCTCCATAATTGAATGTTAAAGTTAGCATTGTAAAAAGACCCTAAAAGATAAAAGAACAAAAAAGTTGATATTGAAACGATTATTGATTGTGTAATTTTCATAATCCTATTTGTTTTAATGCCGTAGCGGTTAGTTTTGGGTAACAATATATTCTTATTAAATTTTCAATTGTTTTATCCTTAATTGAAAAAACATAATTTTCATATTTTACAACGCTAGTATGTTCAAATGTAAAACCCTCAAACAAACAACGCTCTTTTGCTTGTTGGTATTCTTTTTTATCATCACAATAGTTTTGAGAATCTATCGTATTTGGACAATAATTGTTAATATTTGGCTCTTCCAAAACAACCCAAACACCATCAACTAATTTACACGGAACAAACATTTCAATTGATAGCGGTTGTTTTAGGAAGTTGGCGTAATTCTCGTGTCCTGTAGCTGTGTATTTCTTAGTCAATATAAAATCAATCATTCCAATTAATCTTTCCATAATCAATAAGGTTTTACAAATATTAGTAAATACAACGACATTAGAATAGCCGATACGCAAAGTGCTGCGAGTATTTTATGTGGTAGTTTCATAGTTTTTCAAGTTCTTGTTTTACTTCTTTCCAATATTCTATATTTGATAAATTATTTTCAATCTGTCTACCGTGATATTTTATATTTACACTTATAATTTCATCAACAGCAATTAAAGCGCATGTTTTTGGATAGATAGACAATACTTCATATTCGCTTATTAATTCCTTTGCTTTTTCTTTCGCTGTCATAATCTTTGTTTTACGCTCGCAATTGAGCTATTGTTAATTTTATCTACTTTTTCAATTGGCTTTGATATTTGTTTAAATACCCATAAATTTAATTTAATTTCTATTTCATCCATAATTTAAAAGTTAGCTGTTTTTTTATTCTTTGGCAAAGTTTGAATGTTGTCTTCTTGCACTTCATAAGGTAACCAATCATCATTAACCCCGAAAAGCAAATCATCAAAAGGAATGTTTCTGCTGTATTCACAAGTTACGTTTGTATAACCAGTTTCTTTGTCGTTATCAATAAAAGCAACTGTTTCGGCTTTCTTTAATACCGAGCTTCCAACGTGTCCAACTGGCTTAGATGTTCCAAAGTTTTTATGCAAAATTCCTGTGATATGCATTTGTTCTTTTGAAGTCCATTCCAAAAGCTTTTCTGTTAATCCTGTTGCCTGTTCTAAGCTATTAAAATCTGTTACTAAATCTACATAACCATCTATTGACATTAAGCCAATTTTGTTTTTGTATTCACTTTCATAAATAACCCAGTCAATAAATTCAAACCGTTCTTTTGGCGAATATTGTCTAAGTGAAAATGTTTTGTATAAATCGTAGTTACCACCAACCATATCGCAAACACGTCTTACAACTCTTTGGGTATGAAATTTAGACTGTTCTGTATCAAATTCAATTACAAATTTATCTTTTGTGTGATGACCTTTTATTGAAGGATTTAAAATATTTGATTGACCACCAATGTACCCTGCAACTATCATAGATTTAAAAAACGTCTTTCTGCTTTTAGAAGCTCCGACAATACAGCTAAAATCTCCATAAGAACCAAAAGGAATAGCAAAAGAAGATCCTTTATAAATCGAACTGCCAACACTTACGGCAACTGGCTGAGGTTTTATTTCTTCTGCTGGATCAATATAAGATTCCTGCATCATTTTTGAGTAGTCCACTTTTAATACAGGCTGTATATCACTATTTAATTCATCGAAATTTAAACTCATATCCTTTAGTTATAATTATTAATATCCTGTAAAAAATCATTCGCACTATTCATAAACGATTTATATACTTTTTCGTAAGTCCAATTTGTTTTATACTTTTCTAAAAACTCTTTTTCTTTTCCGTTTAGTTCTTCAATTTTACTAAAATTTTCGTTATCTAAATCAACACCGATACTTTTTAAGTAATCAACATCATCAACACGATTCAAAGTAAGTTGTAAAAATTCTATTTGATGACTAAGCGGAGTTTCTAAATCATTTCTTAAAGACTTTAAAGCTATTTTTACATCTCCATAATTTTCAGTTCTATATCTCAAAGCAGTACAAAGCAATTTGGCATATAGTAAGTTATCGTTAACATACTTTTCTTGACGTTTTTCAAGCTCGCTATTTAATAGTTTTAAGGCTTCTATCTCATTATCCCAAATCTTGC